AGCCGAGTCCGGAAGAGCCGATGTATAAGAAGGGCGGCAAAGTGAAGTCTGGTAGTTCAGCTTCCAAGCGGGCTGACGGCGTTGCTACGAAGGGCAAAACCAAGGGCAAGATGGTCAAGATGCGTATGGGAGGTTCTTGCAAATGAGCAGTGGTCCTAAATCTCGTAGTTCACGTGGTCCGACAAGCCCCCGTGGTATCTACACAAAATCGGTGCGCGCACCGGGCGTAAGCCTCGATATGCCGGATGGAGAATCGGTGAAGAAGCGCGTGGGCGGGAAAATCAAGAAGATGGCTCCTGGCGGTCAAGTACCGGCTAAAAGAGGTATGGGTTCAGGGTCCATGCAACCGCCTCCAAACCCTCGTTACGGTAAAACCTCGCAAGAGCCGTATAACGAAAAAGACCTAGGATATTCTGGAGTTAGTAAAGACCCGGTAATTCCCGGTCCATTTGAATATCCTTCTTATATTGAGGAAGTTGGTGAAGAGCGTGTTAGCGGCCCCCGTATGCGTAAGGGCGGTTCCGTTTCGTCTGCCTCCAAGCGTGCTGATGGTTGCGCTATTCGCGGTAAAACCCGAGGGAAGATGATATGAAAGGTTTTGGCGGCCCGTCTGGAGGCATGAACGTCCGTAAAGACAAAGGTTCTTTTGCTGAAAAAAGAGCCGGTACACTTAGAACGGTCCCTGCTCCTGTTCGTATTTATGGGGGATATAAAAAAGGCGGCTCCGTTAAGTCTTCTGCCTCCAAGCGTGCTGATGGTTGCGCCGTTCGTGGCAAGACAAAGGGGCGGATGGTCTGATGATGCCCTCCCGAGGCATGGGTGATATCAATCCCAAGAAGGTGCCGCGAGCAAAGCGGCGTGGGGATAACGAGATTGTTGAGGGTACTGGTCGTCCCATTCGCCATGCCAAGGGCGGCAAGGTCAAGAGCAAGGTCAACGAGGCTGGTAACTACTCCAAGCCCGGTATGCGTAAAGCATTGTTCAACAGCATCAAGAATAGTGCTGTTCAGGGCACGGCGGCAGGTCAATGGTCGGCTCGTAAGGCGCAGTTGTTGGCTAAACGGTATAAGGAAAAAGGCGGCGGATATACGTCATGAAAGCCCCGCAGCAATCCTTGAAGGCATGGACTGCCCAGAAATGGAGAACTAAAAGTGGTAAACGATCTTCTGATACGGGTGAAAGATATCTACCAGAGGCTGCGATTAAAGCTCTCAGCCCTGCTGAGTACGCCCGAACCACTGCCGCCAAGCGAAAAGGAAAAGCCCAAGGCAAGCAGTTCGTCGCGCAGCCCAAAGGCATCTCGCAGAAAACCCGTGCGTATCGTCAAAGGGGCAAGTAAGAAGTGAACATGCAGAAGATTGTGGATATGTTGTTTCCGGTGCTTCTGGCCGCTGTGGGCTGGTTGTTGGCGGAGATCGCATCATTCAACAATCGTCTGATTGCTATCGAGTCTAAAATCCCCATTCTCATTACCGAGGACGGTGTACCTACTGATAGCCCACTAAGCGCCGCTCGTCGTCAGGAACTTAAAGACGACATTATGGAAGACATCCACGACCTGCAAGTGCGGGTCAAGCTGATCGAAGAACGAGGCAAGTAATGGCTGACAAGACTACAGCTACAACCGACTTCAACCTCGACCTCAATACGATCATTGAAGAGGCTTACGAGCGTTGCGGTTCTGAACTGCGTACGGGTTACGACTTCCGTACGTCGAAGCGTAGTCTGTCGCTTTTGCTGATGGACTGGGCTAACCGGGGCATCAACCTCTGGACGCTGGAGCAAGGTACGCACACTCTGACCTACAATGTCGGTACGTACGACCTTGCTGTTGATACGGTTGATCTGCTTGACCACGTGATCCGGACTGGCTCTGGCACGAATCAGCAGGACATCAACATCAGCCGTATCTCGTCCAGCACCTATGTGTCGATCCCGAACAAGAACGCGACGGGTCGCCCGATTCAGATTTGGATCAATCGTCGTACTGGTGCCACGGGTGCGGATAACGTCATTGTCTACCCGCAGTTCACGGTATGGCCGAAGCCGGACAACAGCACAACTTGGACCCTGTACTACACGCGCCTGCGTCGGATGTTCGATGTGGGTAACGGCGTCAACGGGCAGGATATCCCGTTCCGGTTCTTGCCCTGCATGGTGGCAGGTCTGGCCTATATGTTGTCGATGAAGATCCCCGGTGCAGAGGCGCGTACGCAGATCCTGAAAGCCCAGTACGACGAGGCTTGGGATTTGGCGGCTGGCGAAGACCGGGAAAAGGCGGCGGTGCGGTTTGTACCACGTGAGAGCTTCTTGGGTGGCTACTAATGCCAAACAGGTTTGCAAGTGGCAAGAACGCAATCGCCATGTGCGACCGATGCGGGTTTCAGTACAAACTGAAGCAGCTAAAGTCGATTGTGGTGAAGACCAAGAACGTGAATATCTTGGTCTGTCCGGAGTGTTGGGAGCCTGACCAGCCTCAACTCTCGCTTGGTCTGTATCCTGTGGACGACCCGCAGGCTCTACGGAACCCAAGGCCGGACACGAGTTATTTTGCGGTCGGTAATGACGGTGCTAATGGTAGCCGTCAGATACAATGGGGTTGGGCACCGGTCGGTGGGTCTAGAGCCTTCGATGCGGAACTAACTCCAAACACACTGGCCCCGGCTGGTGAAGTAGGAACGGTGACGGTCGTTACGACCTAGGAGATTGAGATGGCTATGACTTTGAAGGAACACGCCAAACTTCCGGCGAACAAGGCTCACGGCAAAAACGCTAAGGGCTTTCGTGCTGGCGGCAAGACCAACAGCGAGATGAAGAAGTACGGTCGGAACATGGCGAAGGTGATGAACCAGCGCAGTCCGGTGCGTAAGTCTTCTGGCCCGAGGTAATTGCCATGAAAGAATTAAATCCCGGCAAGATCAGACCGAACACCGACTCGACGGGGCGTAATGGCTACCCGGAGAAGGATGTGAACAAGGGCGTCACCCACATGGATATGAAGGGTGCTGGTGCTGCTACGAAGGGCAAAAAGTTCGTATCGCAGATCAACCTTGAGAACAACGCTAAGTACAGGTCAGGCTGGTCGCCGTGAATTACTCTCAGCTTTCTACACTGATTCAGGACTACGTTCAGTCCACGGAAACTTCTTTCGTGGCGAATATCCCGACTTTTGTGCAGTTAGCTGAAGAGCGGATTTATAACTCCGTTCAGATCCCGGCAATCCGTAAGAACTCGACTGCCACGATGTCGATTGGGAACAAGTACATGGCCCTCCCGTCTGACTGGCTTTCGACGTTTTCCTTGGCGGTGTTCAACCCGTCCAATAACGAATACACATACCTGCTGAATAAGGATGTGAACTATATTCGTCAGGCGTACCCGGATGCAGACGATACTGGGTTACCCAAGTATTACGCGATCTGGGATGACAACACGATGATTATCGGCCCTGCGCCAGATATCGCGTATACGGCTGAACTGCACTATTACTACTACCCGGCGTCGATTGTTGGCGCGGGTACGTCGTGGGTCGGTGATAACTTTGAAACTGTTCTGCTCTACGGATCACTGCGCGAGGCGTACATCTACCTCAAGGGTGAGCAGGACATGATGCAGTACTACGAGCAGAAGTATCAGGAAGCGATCCAACAGTTGATGAGACTGGGTGACGGCTTGAACCGTCAGGATGCTTACCGCTCGGGTCAAGCTAGAATGCCGGTGACTACGTGATGTTTAGTGCAGACACACAAGTTGGGCAGGTTCTGGTGCAGACGACTAATCATCGGGAACACACTGTAGAAGAGATTGCGGAGCGTGCGGCTAACCGTATTCTTCGCGTAGATACGAAGGAAGCCCTGCACTATTGGCTGGTAAAATACCTCACTGAGGCTCAAACGGCTGAACGTGAGACGATATGCAAGAAGTTAGATAAACAGGGCTATGCGGAAATCGCACACTTAATTGGAGACCTCTAATGGCTATTTCACAAGCGATGGTTACGTCGTTCAAGGTTCAAATCCTTGAGGGCGTCCACAATTTCGGTTCAGGTGTTATTCGCGCTTCGGCGGCTGCGGATACGTTTAAACTTGCGCTCTACACTTCCTCGGCAACGCTTGATGCTTCGACCACGGCGTATACGACCTCCAACGAGGTTTCATCGTCTGGTACAAACTACACGGCGGGTGGGCTGACTCTGACGATCTCGCAGGTGCCGACTTCTAGCAGCACGACGGCTTTCATCGACTTCGATGATTTGACCTTTTCGAGCGCGACGATCACGGCCAACGGTGCTTTGATCTACAACGCGACTCAGGGTAACAAGGCTGTTGCGGTTCTGGCGTTTGGCAGTGACAAGACTTCCACCGCTGGCAACTTCACGATCCAATTCCCCGCTGCCGCTGCTTCGACCGCGATCCTGCGTATTGCCTAATCGGGGGTTTAAATGGCCCTCGTACTTGCGGATCGCGTCCTAGAGACTTCTACTACCAGTGGTAGTGGAACCATTTCGCTTGCCGGTGCGAGTGTCGGCTATCAAGGCTTTTCGACTGGCGTTGGTAACGGAAACCAAACCTACTACACCATAGCCCTTGAAGGTGGCTCTGAGTGGGAAGTGGGTATTGGAACCTACACCTCGGTAGGCGATACGCTTTCTCGTGATACGGTCTTAGCCTCTAGTGCAAGCGGAGCGAAGGTCACTTTCTCCGCAGGCGTTAAACAGGTCTTTGTTACTTACCCTGCTGGCAAGTCTGTCTTCTTTACGCAGTCAGGTACGATCAGTGCTTCATCTGGCAGGATTACAAACGTCGCTGCACCTGAAGCGGCTACTGATGCGGCAAATAGAGAATATGTAGATAACTTAGCCGCCGCTGCGATCCACGTTCACACTAATGTTGTCTTGGCGACTCCAGCCAGTACTGGACGAACGGATACTTACAACAACGGCACGGCGGGTGTCAGTGCAACTCTGACGGCTACGGCCAACGGAACTTTGGTCATTGACAGCACGGTGGCTCAAGCCGCGCAGCGTGTTTTGATCAAGGACTGCACGAACCAAATTGGTAACGGCATCTACGTTGTTACGACGGTAGGCAATGGGTCTACCCAGTACGTCATGACCCGTTCCGATGACGCTGACACTTACGGTGAAGGTGGATCTAACTCGCTTGACGAAGGTAGTTATTTCTTCGTTTCAGGCGGTACGTCTCAGAAGGGCGCTGCTTACGTCTGTAATACGCCGGGAATTATTGTCTTCGGCTCAACCAATATTACCTTTGCCGAGTTTAGTCAATCTCAGGTGTATCAGGCTGGAACCGGGATTGATATCACCAACACCACAATCTCATTGCAGACTCCGGTTGCAGTGGCAAATGGTGGTACGGGAACGGGGTCAACGCCTACCGACGGTCAGTTACTGACCGGCAATGGATCAGGTTTTAGTTTAAACACTCTTAAGTCTGGCACCGGAATCAGCGTTGCTAATGCGCCGGGTTCAATCACGATATCGGCAACCAGCGTTACTGGCCCGATTTTAGAATCAGAAATCACGATTGACGAAAACTACACCATCAGCACTGGCAAGAATGGTTTGAGTGTTGGACCTGTCACTATTGCGTCGGGTTACAACGTCACGGTTCCAGCAGGACAGACTTGGGTAGTTTTGAATCAAGCGTCTGGCAGCGGTGCCGGTACGATAGCAACGGTTGGAAAGGCAATCGCAATGTCGATTGTGTTCGGAGGTTGATGAGATGGCGAATCCAAATATTGTCAGCGTTTCCGCAATCTACGGGAACAATTCACTGACATCACTATCTACCACGAACGCAACGGCTATCGTGAACAACGCTGCATCTAGCGGCAAGGTCTTCAAGATCAATAGCATCATTGTGGCGAACGTGGATGGTACAAGCGCGGCAGATATTTCGATCAATGTCTACAGTCAGGATGACCTAGGCGGCACGGCTTACGCGCTGGCTTCTACAGTGTCGGTTCCTGCTGATGCGACGTTGGTAGTAATCGACAAGAACACTTCGATCTACTTGAAGGAAGATCAATCTATTGGTGCGACGGCTGCGACGGCCAGCGATCTTGTTGTCATCGCTTCTTGGGAAGAGATCAACTAATGACCCTGCGATATACAGGCGGAGTCATACGAGCGGCTGCGCCTACAGTTAATTCTACTTCTGCGAAGGGAGTTTGGTTAATGAGCCAAGTTCTTCCCTATCGTGCCGCTAATACTTGGCCCGGTCAGCCAGCGCCTATTATTCAAACCTTCCTTGCTTCCGGTACTTGGACGGCTCCGAGTGGTGTAAGTGAGGTTGAATACCTTGTGGTCGCGGGTGGAGGTGGCGGTGGAGGTAATGCTGCTGGCGGTGGCGGTGCAGGTGGGTTCCGTACTGGCACAGGTTTATCTGTAACCGCCGGAACTGACTACACAATCACGGTAGGTGGAGGCGGCACCGCTGGGCAAGGAGGAAATCCGGGATCAAATTCTGGTGGAAAAGGGAATGATTCGATATTTAGCACCATTACATCTACTGGCGGCGGACTAGGTGGTGGCGGACCCGGCCCATCATTAGCCGCTGGCGGCTCAGGCGGTTCAGGCGGCGGTGGGCAAGTTGGCGCATTAGGCGGAAGTGGAAACACTCCAAGTACTTCTCCGTCTCAAGGAAATAACGGCGGCGCTGGATTAACTCCTGCCAATCCATTCAATGGTGGAGGTGGTGGTGGAGCAAGTGCTGTCGGAGCGACTGCTCTTTCTGGCGGTGGCGGCAATGGTGGCGCAGGCACGGCCTCTAGTATTTCTGGCTCATCAGTAACCTATGCAGGTGGCGGCGGTGGCGGTGCAGATCAGTCACCCAAAACTATAGGAACTGGCGGGGCAGGTGGGGGCGGTAATGGTGGTCAAGGATCAGCAAGTGTTCCCGGTGGCGCTGGTGTTGCAGGTACTACTA